CTCCGAACCTTAGTAGGTATTCGTCCAAAAACCTACAAGCAGGAGCTCTAGCCAAGCGGGCACCTATCCGTAAAACCGGTGAACTAATGGGGTGGCGAGTAACCATCGCAAAACACCGCAATCAACCTTAACAGAAAATGACAACGGCGTCACAGAGGGAAACTGTTAAACGAGATGAGGTTGCGGACAAGAGTCTGATCCAGACTGTAAATGGACAAAACGAGCAGGGTGGGCAGGTATCAAATTTTAGAAGCGTGAGAGAACCCAATCTCCCCCCACCACTAGTCTCTTCCTCTCTTCAAGAAACCATCGATGTGAAAATCATGGAAGACTTAGAGAGCGATTTCCTCAGGGAGGAATTGAAAACCGGTCTAGATACCGAAATGGCAGAGCGCTTTGCGCAGTGGAAAAGAGCCAAAGACCGGTGCGTGCAGGGTGACAATGAAATGCCAAAATCACCCGAGGGTGCCAACGCGTTGCCTAATCCAGTCGATTCCGACAGCCAGGGCCACAACAACGCATGGGGGTACGGTATACCCGTTGGGCCGGAGGATTGGGAGGATGCGGCCGTCAACGAATTCCTTGATGACATCAAGAATGCCCTCAATCGGTTAGAACGCAGCCACACTAGGGCCCTTGAACGGTTTGAAGCAGGTTTCATACGCGTTGAACAGTTGCTTAGCAATGTTGGAGAAAGCAATAATCAGTACCTATCAGCGGTCGCGAAGGCGAGGAACGCCTTAATGCACGCTCTTATCGGCAATAAGGTGCAGAAGTTCCAAAAGAAGGAGAGAAAAGCTAAACGAGACAAACCTCCGACTTATAACTCACAGGAGTATAAGACGCTACATTTCTACTTGTTGGAGGAACGCAAGGAAGAAAGATCGGAAGTCATACAAGACGAGATCTATGCATGGATGGAATTCCGAGCGCAGTGTCAGGACGTTATTGAGTTAGCTAGGGCGTGGCCGTATTCTGCTGACAGGTTTCCGGAGTATGTCAAACTATTGGAACACCTGAAGATCTCCACTGGCATATCCTTCGAATTGGAAGAGTCTGAGGGTGACTATGAGTACAAAGGAGATAGCGACGTGGAGGAGCATTTCAACACGTCCCACACGGCCCGCGACGTGCTTGATGAATTTGACGATGCCCTCACAGCTAATCAAGAGTCTGGGTCAGCCTTGGTACCATTCCAACGCCTTGAAGCACCGATTCCATTGCCGCAGATCATGGCACCGTCTTACCGCCCTAAAGGAAATCCTCCCACTCCTGAAGACCGTGATGATAGCTTACGCAAGCACGTGCGCAAAGCCAGTCAAACTTTGGTGTCTGACGTCAAGGTTCCCATCCCGCGCATCCCTGATGCGCTCGATGTGCAACGCACTTTAGATCCTTATGACGGCAAGTCAGGATGGACGGTATGCCGATGGCCCCTATGGGACGGCACCTCTAAGCTCCAACACTCGTTTATTGATGATCACACTGTGCACTTTCAGTCAACATTTAGATCTGACGATAAAAAGTACAACGTTAATGCCCATGGAAATTATCCCGTGTGGGGGGGTTTGGCACGCCCATTTCAGAGTGAAGGAAAAGGAACTTTCATCTATATAGTGGGCACAAATGCCAAGTGTGTTTACCATGAGGGCAACCTGGTCGTCACCTTTAGGGATCGATTGCGGACGGCATTAATGTCCACGCTATACCGACACACTTTCTCTGGTTTACCCGAGAAAGAGAGGATGATAAACATGGCTAGAAACCACTACCTCCGGTGGAACGCCCCACGCCCTGACCTTGAAGAGGAGTTGTTGGTGGAGTATGAGTCCGACTGGTTCCAGGCCGAACTCGATGCGGCCGGAGAAGCAGTTACCAATGGGTGGTTGCAGCGCGCAAGACGTCAGGCCCGTGCTTATTGCGGAGCTAGGGGACGTGATTATGACCAAGAGTTTTACGACTGGAGGTCTAATCCGCTAACTAGGTTCATGAGGCGCGTCTCATCGTTTTTCAGCAGTGGAAGGTACTTGGGAG